TCACTTATCTTTCGCCACACTAGCGCGGCTTTATCTTTGGGCAGGGTGTCTAGCTCGTCCACTATGCTATGCGCTACTTCATAGGCAACGATTCGCTCAGGTCGGTCATAGCTACGCAGGATAATCATACCGTAGCCGTGAATGGAGACAGTGTACTCAGAGCGGTTAGTTTTAAAACCTAGTCCTAGCTTTTCTAATTCTTCTTCAAGCCCAGACAATGCGCGTAACCTAAGCAAATCATAGGTCGGCATATAGTAAGCGCCGTTGATATTAGGGTCTTGAACCATTAGGCAGATAAGCCTAGATATTCCCGCTACTGTCTTTCCGCTACCAAGCCCACCGACTAACGCAGGGTATTTAGCTTCAGAGCATAGAAACTCTTCTTGTGGTTCAGTCAGGCTTAGTTGCACGGACTATCTGGATAACATTATCTTCGTTGGTGGATATTGTTGTTGTGTCTTGCTCTTTCCAACCCGCTTGAGTCTTTAGATAAAAGATAGCCGCAGTTGTGTTACCGTTCTGCGCTTGATTAACAAGATTACTAGCCACGCTTGCTATAGCTCTACCTTTTCCCCTTTTATACGCCTCAGAAACTTCTGGTTGACGGTCTTCTACGGCACGAAAAGTGTTCTCCGATATACCTAAGTAATCAGATAGCTGCGCTTTTGTTAATACAGCGGCGAGTTTCTCTACCAAGTTAATTTGGTCTTGGTCAAATTCTGTAGCGGGTCTTCCCCCGCCGTCACCTTGGTTTCCAATCTTCATTTCTCACCAACATATTCAAAAGAGGTAGTAATTCTATTAGCAGACCCAGTGTTTTTCATTTTCTGTAATCCCTGATGAACACTAGCCCTGCTAGGTTTTCTAGTCATTATCCATTGCTTAGAGTTAGCCAATGAATGCACAAATGACTGACTTGAAGTTACAAGCGAAACTCTAAAGCCTTTTTCTTTATACTTTTTTGATATTTCTGACATTACTTTGCCACCAACACCAATGCCTTGATAGTCCGGCTTAACTACTATTCTATGGATTCGCTTCATGTTCTTTAGCTTTGGATGCGGAAAATGCAGCAAACTACACCAAGCGACAGGCTCTCCATTAATCTCAGCTATATATTTAAGCGCAGAATTATTATGGGCGTGACTTAAATAGTGATAGTCCATAAATAATCGCCACTCGTGCTGTTCTGCTTTCCTAATGCCGATTTTGATTTCTGGTCGCCGAAGACTCCCCCTAGTGAATTCCATTTTATTCACATCGTATATCCAATCAGGCTCAAGCCATTCGGCAATATCATAATGGCAACTTACGGCTATAAACTGCTTGTCGGTCTTTCTGACAAACTTTTGTATAGCGGCAGACCCTATGCAAGCAACCTGTCTATCTACGACAGAGGTAAATTCATCGTATATAAACGGCTTATCTGCTTCCATAATTAATCTAGCTAATTCTGCCCGCATTTTCTGTCCATTGGACAACACAGCAAAAGGTTTTAGCCAATCAGGAGGCGAAGCAAAGCCAACCTTACTTAGTATTTCTGTTATCTCTTTAGCAGATAAATCATCTGGGAAATCGTCAACAATGCTTTTACCTTCCCACTCGAAGCCTTCAAACAGCAAGAAGTCTTTAAATAGATTCTTAGCAATAGTTGTTTTACCTGTTCCAGACGCGCCGACAATTAATCCTATGTTCCAAGACTCATTTTCTATAGGAATATCAACATCATACTCTTTTGTAACAATATCCATATCACAATCAAACATGGATTTTACTTTGTTAACTCTAAAAGATTTTCCTGTTTCGGATTGGACTACAAACTTTGCACTCGGCATTTATAACCCTCCGTATCTAATCTATTAAATATCTTTTCTTGTTCTTCTTCGTCTTTGCATTCAATGACAATGTTAAATATTTCTGAATAGGACTCTTCTTTCGGTTCAGTTCCCTCTTTTTCCCCATCTAAGATGGAAGCGAGTTCTTGAATATCAAAGCCTAGAATATCTAAGTCAAAGTCTAAATCTGCTAATTGATTTATTTCTATGCTTAAAGCGTCAATATCCCAACCTGCATTTAGCGCCAGTTTGTTATCGGCGATTACATAGGCTTTACGCTGCGCTTCAGATAAACCAGATAAGCGAATACAGGGCACAGTAGACATAGATAGAACTTCAGCAGCCATAACTCTGCCGTGACCCGCTATTATGGTCTGTTCTTCGTCAATTAGAATAGGATTAGTAAAGCCGAACTCGCGTATAGATGCAGCGATTTGCTTAACTTGCGACTCAGAGTGAGTGCGTGAATTGTTAAAATACGGTATCAAGTCGTCCGTTGCGACATATTCTATCTCTAACACATTCACCCCCAGTGATTGCTTTTAGCCTCAAGCTAGGGGTGAATGGTAACACTTTTTTTAAAAAAGGCTAGTCCATGGAATAAACTGCATAACTAGAATTAGCTTTGTTAACAATATCTGTTTTTATTGCGTAGCCTTTAGAGCGCAAAGTATAGACGATAGCCGCTAGTCGCGTGATGTTATACTTGCTGAAGGCTTGCATTGAGCTGATTTTCTTATAGCGTTTGATATGGTTTAAGACTTGAATTTGCTGACTCATAACTTTCTCCTAATTGGGGTCGCTGTTAATTTTTAATCCCGCCCCTTGATTAATAAAAAATATGCCTACCTATCTTGCGTCTAACATCCAAGCCTTGCGACCAATACGGCTGTATATCGTCACGATGGTAGAACACAGCACCACCAGTAACATCAACCAAGGTTGTCTCAGCGTGGATAGCGATTGATAGTGCCAAGATATAAGCCTCGGCATCGTCAATCGTTTCTGGTTTGCCATCGCACCAGTATGAAAAGTGGCATTGATGGCGAATAGGGTGACCTGCCCAATACTTAGCTTGCTTTGTAACTTCGCAGGGAGTGTTTGGGTAGTCAGGGGAACGAACTCTGTTCATTATCGTATTAGCTACGGCTACCTGTCCCTCTAGTGGCTCTGAGCGAGCCTCGAAGTAGATAGCCATAGCAATACAAGCAACTGAGGTAATCATAAGCAGTGGTGCGCGCTAATAATGGATGATTCATAGCCCATAATGGTTTCGTAGGCTACGGCGCGTAATCGTTGAAGAGTAAATTTCTGAAGTTCTTTAGCGGTGGATAAGTAATTAAAATCGGCTAAATCGTAAATTAGGTTATCAAACTTGTCTATGTCATCGCCTATAGCCACTTCTAGCAAGTCTGGCTGAATGGTTCGTAAGTGTCGCCAAACGATGTCTAGCACTAACTCTGTGGGCTGAACCTTCTCATCGGTAATCAGTTCAGGCATATTCTCTAGCAAAATTTTAGTAATTGCTGCGCTCATTATTTGCACTCCTTGAAAGTGTTTTTGTAATCAGGCCATCCGAACTCGCCATCTGTGTCTATCCATAATTGGTGCATTTCGCAGTAGGTGTCACCCTCTATCTGCTGCACTTCTAGGTCTGTTTCGCTTAAAAGAACACCCATTGAACTGGCTAGCGAAGCAAGTGCTATCATTATAACACCTGTGCCTATTATGTTCTTCATGATGCAAACTCCAACTGGATATTTCTAACAATGAATTCGTCTATAGAGCCTATGTAAATTGTCTCCCAGTAATTATCAAAACCATGCTCTTCGCTGAAATTGCTAATGCGCTTCTGAACTCGCACATCTTTGCGGTCTATTGTGTAGCGGTAATCAGTATCGCCGTGAGCTTGATGGCTGCGCGTAATCTGTGCGCCTGTGTTAGCTGCGATGAATGCTTCTAAGATTGGGCGGCGGTCAGTCTTGGCGATAAATAGCGCCTTTCTGAAATACTCTGCTGCGCCTGTAGGGTAGCCATCGTGGTGAATATAAACGCAGATATCTTCTGCTGCCATTAAGTTGTTAGTAAATAGGTAAGTTGCTCGTGTGCTCATGATGTTCTCCTATGCGCCCCGAAGAGCGCGGTTATTATTATGAGTTATATTCTATTGCTAGCTTTTTTGCTTCAGCTGCATTAGCTGCGAAGCCATCCCAAATTATTTCACCGTAATAAGTTACTTCGTAAAAACCTTGGCTATCTTTGCGAGCTTTAAGTTCTGATTTAGTCATGGTCTTCTCCTTGATGCCCCCCGAAGGGGGCGTTAATGATTAGGCGGCTAACTGAGAGGCTAACCCTTGGTCGATTAAGTAAAAAAGTTCAGAGGCTTCTTTACGGCTCTTTTTATCTGATTTAGATATTCTAGATTCAGGGTATGCTCGGATTTTATTGTCATCTATTAATGCTAGACAAAGGTCTTGCGCTGATACGCAGGTGTGGACAGTAACTTCGCTTAATGAGCGCTCTCCTTGATATTCAATAACCATGAGAAGTAATCCGTTATCAGTTAGAAGCCATTTATTAATGCCTAAAGTTTCTGATACGCTTCGTAAGCTACGAATCTCATTCTCGTATCCTGAGAAAATATCGTTACCCGCTGCTTTAGCGCCTGCAATAGCAGAATCGAGAGTATTAAAAGTAGTATTAATATTAGTCATCTTTATTTACCTTATTAAGTGAATGTAGGGCTATTAAATACCCTACCAATGACCTTGTAAAGCGTTTTTTTACATATATTTCATCTTTTTTGTCATTTAAGCCTAAGTTATTGTTTTATAAAGGATTAAATATCAAGATTTTTACGCATTTCAGCGATTTTAGAGCGTAATTCTACACCTGTGAGCATATTTTCCTTCTTTTCGATAGCGAATATAGCGTGAGACCTATGGCTCTTGGTCAGTCTACATAGCTGTCTAAAGTTCGGTAGGTCTAAGAACTTCACATGGTCTTGAGCAGCTTTGATGCCGTTCATAAACTCTTCCTCTGTGAAGTCATTAGTCAGCGAGCGATACCAGACTTTAAACTCAGTTGAGCCAACTGGTTCGTTTGTCTTCTTCATCGCTTGTAACATCCTCCATCCCTTCGCCATTACTTCCGCTGAGATATTGCCTGAGTGCTGCGTCTGCTTGGTCTGACTTTGTGATTGCTTTTGGTTGATAAGAGTTGATATTGATTTGGTCATCGAATCGCTCATTTTTTAGATACCTTTCCATGTGCTGAAAATTAGGTGAAAACTCGCCACGCATTCTTTGCAGTTCTTTTGCCATGCGCTGTTTCGTGTAGTTATCTATAATGAAATCTACATCGTCAGAGTCTATTTCCATAGCAACAAAGACTTCGTGCGCTTTAGTCTTGCTACCTTTTTCACCGTAGTTAGTATCAAAAGCAGCCCATAGCCGCTCGAAGTGTTCAGGGTATTTTCTACGCTTCATTTTCTAGTCTCCTTTCAAGGTCTGCTTGTATTTGTCGCTTTAATTGAAAAATTACGTCATGTCTACGACTTAATATAATAGCGCTGCTATTAGTTAAATCTTCGTAATTTAAGTCATTCATTAGTTCTTCTTCTGTTGCTTCTAAGCAATCAAAAATTATTTCTAATTGTTCTTTTGTTACTGCAAAAACAGTGTATTTTTTATCTTTCATTATAATCTCCTTGAAATTTAAGCAAAGTAACCTTAAAGGCGCTTTACGCCCTTTTGGGATTTTCTATAGCGCTAACTGAATCCAGTGTATCGAATAGGGTGTCTATTCAACCGTATTAAGCATTAACGGTTGAGGCTCTTTCGCTCACAAGTGTCGCCGTCTCTTGGGTTTAATTATTCCCAAGCCTGAAGCCCACTGGTTCAGTGTCGGTAGATTAGGTGCTAGGGATATAGAAGGGAGGCGTGATAAGATTACCTAAGTCGGGTGACCGTATCTTCCCTCTTCTATATCGGACTTTAGGTGCGCCAACACCACCGACTTACCTATTAAATACTTTTCCCATCGTGGTGTAAACTCTTAAACCATAAATAAATCCTTTTACTTCTGTAAAAAAATAGTATACCTTGTCCTAGTCATTTTGACATTACAGGAGAAGG